GTATCAATCATCCGCAGTTTGTCTGCATCTTCGTTGTCTACGATGACAGGGTTAGCACCTTCCAGCGCCAGCACGTCTTGGGCTTTAAAGCCGTAACGCACCCCGCCATTGGTTTCTTCAGAGTCCCTTGCAGTGCGGAATTGGTACGCCGTGGGCTGCAACGCTTTGACAAACTCAAGTCCGTGGGGAACAGGCGCGAAGTTAATCTTGTCCCGCGCATCTGACACCACCGTCCATGCCACTTGAATGTAGGCGTTGGTGACTCCAGTTGACCCCATGCAAAAACGATTGTTTTCGGTATTGGGGTTAAAGACTGGGGCGTAAGTGCCTGCTGAATTTAATGGGTTGAGCGCCGTGTTTCCACTGCCTGTGGTGTTGTTGTAGAGTGCGTACAACCCACTAGCTGTGTTGTAGCTGCCTGTGGTGTTGGAGTAGAGTGCTTGCACCCCACTAGCTGTATTGCTGCTGCCTGTGGTGTTGCTTGCGAGTGCGTTCACCCCGCTAGCTGTGTTGCTGCTGCCTGTGGTGTTGCTGATGAGTGCGCTTTGTCCGTTAGCTGTGTTGCTGCTGCCTGTGGTGTTGGAGTAGAGTGCGTTCACCCCGCTGGCTGTGTTGTAGCTGCCTGTCGTGTTGAGGAGGAGTGCGTTTGCCCCGCTAGCTGTATTGCTGGCTCCTGTGGTGTTGCTATAGAGTGCGCTTTGCCCGCTAGCTGTGTTGCTGCTGCCTGTGGTGTTGGAGTAGAGTGCCCCCTGCCCGCTGGCTGTGTTGTAGCTGCCTGTGGTGTTGTTTTGGAGTGCGCTCAACCCGTTAGCCGTGTTGTTAGCGCCTGTCGTGTTGAGGAGGAGTGCGTTCAGCCCGGTAGCTGTGTTGTTACTGCCCGTGGTGTTGTTGAAGAGTGCCCCCTGCCCGCTAGCCGTGTTGTTGCTGCCTGTGGTGTTGTAGTAGAGTGCGTTCACCCCGCTGGCTGTGTTTTGAGTGCCAGTGGTGTTGGCATTTAAAGCACCCGAACCCAATGCGGTGTTAGACGATATTGCTCCAGCGCCTTTGCCTACTCGCACGCCTGACAGGGTTGCATCGGTTGTGGAGGAAATAGCTCCGGTTACTGCTAGTGCACCAGAGTTCACAGCAGCCAGCGTAGAGGTTCCTGATGCCGACAGCGTGGTAAATGCGCCAGATGATGCGGTAGAAGCACCTACGCTAGTGCCGTTAATCGTGCCGCCCGTAATTGTGACGCTTGCCAGTGCGTCCGCTTCTATCGCGTTATTTAGCTCTGCACGAGTGATTTTCTTCATCGACGTGGCAGAGGTGTCATACATCAAGAAAACGTCGTCAGCAGCCGTTGCGGAGCCTGTAATTGCACTTAGCGCGCCAGGGTTGGCGTTGGCCAGCGATTCTTTAGCCAAAGGGTAGCCGCCAGCTAATGAGCCGTCATGGATGACCGCCGTGTCTTTTGTAGTGTCAATGGTCACCTCACCCTCAAGGCCGGTAAATACTGCGTGTTCGGCCGTTGTGCCTCGGCGATGTTGTACTGCTGTTGTCATTGGTTACCCTTTGGCTCTATTGTGTTAGATTCTTGATTGTATTCAAATCTTTTTGGCGAACCAAAAACGTTTGACTCGATAAAAAAACAATCTTTGTGGTCGTTTATGTGTGCAGCGGCAGCTTCTCGCGTCGGGAAGCCTACAAACATAACAATTTTTTTGGTTTCTTTGTTGATTTGTGCAAATATCATTTTCTACTCGCAAACGCTGAAATAATACAGTTTGTTACCTCGTATGCTGTGTACGCAGGATTATAAAAAGAATCAATCTCGTAATACATACGCAATGTTGCCGTCATGCTTGAGCCAGTGCCAACAACCCTAATTTTCAAGTTGTTTGGAATGTGTGAAGTAGTTTCAAAAACAGACCAAAATTTCTGCGAATAATCTGATTTTTCAACGCCTGCAATTGAAATCATTGGCCTAATTTTAATTTTTGTTCCTGCGCTTGACTGATAATCTTCACTGTTAAACACGTAATGAATTTCAACAGTTATATCGTCGCCAACATTTGTCGGGAACGTTAAAGATGCAAAAGTATCAATACCAGATATTCCTGGTGTAAATGTTCCCGCAGAAAAAAATCTAGAAAAGCCGTTGTCAGAAGCAAAAGCAGAAAGCGTAATTGCACCATTTGCAATTTTTAAACCTGTTACTTGCAGGTCGCCAATTTTTGCAGTGGTAATTGCTGCGTTTGCAATTTTTGCATTTGTTATTACGGAATCATTAATTTGAGCTGTATCAGTAATAATCCCAGACGCGGCTAGCAAACCGCCAGTAATCGTATTGGCCGCTATTCGGTCACCCTGTATGTCCCCAGCTTTTATTTTTGCGCTTGTAATAGCCTGCGCGTTTATCTTTTCAGACGTAATTGCATTGGCCGCTATTTGGTCAGCACTTACAGCGCCAGCCGCTATTTTTCCAGCAGTTACCGCATTTGCCTCTAGCTTGTCACTCACAATAGCACCGGCTGCTATCTTGCCAGCCGTGATTGCGTTAGCCGCCAGCTCATCCGTTCCAATGGCGTTAGCTTGTATCTTGTCCGCGCTGACTGAATCAGCCGCAAGTTGCGTGGCCGTTACGCTACCCGCCGCAAGTTTGGCCGTAGTAATTGCACCAGACTCAATCTTGGCGCTTGTAATCGCGTTAGCCGCTATTGTGTCGGAGGTCACAGCACCAGCAGAAAGTTTGGCGGTTGATACGCTGCCAGCCGCTAACTTAGCGGTTGATATTGCGCCGTCTAATATTTGAGTCCCAACAATTGAGCCGGTAATCTTTGCCGCACTTAAATCTGCGATTTGCGAGTTTGTCAGCGTGCCAGTTATTTGAGCAGCAGTCAGCGATGCAATTTGCGCCGCGCTTAGTGTGCCGCTTATATCTGTAGAGTTAACAGCAGCAGTCCAAGCCGTTCCCGTGTATCTATACAGCTTATTGTCAGTGGTTAGAACAGCAGTGCGTCCAGCAAAGTTATCACTAGACGGCAAAGCTGATACGACCTCGACAGGGCGCAAGTCTTGTGCAAAGTTGCTGGCTGCTAATGTTCCATCAATGTCAGCAGCTAAAGTGCCGGTGACCCAAGCCGCGCCGTCATAACGATACAACTTGTTATCAGTTGTTAGGAACACAACATTTGCGCCTGTGTAACCCGTTGGGCTTGGCAGCTCAGCAACAACCTTTATCGGTTCGATGCCAGCGGCAAATGAGGCTTCATCTACCGAGCCAGACGTAATACTAAAAATGTCATCAGTCCATGCCGTGGTGGACGCATTCCATCTATAAAGTTTGTTTAATGTTGTTTGGTATTTAATCTGACCGTCAAAATCACCCGTTGCTGGCAAGGTAGCAACAGGCTCAATGCCGTATGCGCCTGCCTCGGAGAACAGGTTAAGAACCTCTGCGCTAAATGAATCGGAGTCTATAAACTCGGTAGTTGCTGAGACGCCTGCGCTGAACCCGCTAGTGTTGCCAGTTCTATCAACAGCTTTTACCCAGTAGTAACGAGTGACATTTATACCCAGTGGCGCATCAATAAATAATGATGCACGAATAACGGCTATGCGCGAAGCAGTCGCAGTACTATTTACCGTATTGCGATAAACCTCAACATAATCAAAATCAGCAACCGTTGGGTTTATCCAAGTTAATGCGATTTGCTTGTAATCACCAGATGCATTAACAACGCTTGGTGGGTTTGGCGCTGTTTGGTCGCCGTATGTAATTGCGCTAGCAGATACAAACCCACTTTTTGAACCAATGGCAGTTACCGCCCTCACTCGAACTGAATATGTAGCCCCAGCAACAGCGCTGTTGATAACATAGTACGGCTCAGACACAAAAACAGAGTTATAGTTTGTTTCCGCCGCCGCTGTTGCGTCTGCAATAGAGCCATAATCAGCACTGCTATCTGGTGAGCCAGTAATTAGGCCGTAATCAGCGGAGGCTGTGCCCGCATCATCAATTAAACCCCAATCAAAGTTAGACGCCCCACGGATGTATTGAACTTCATATTGACTGACAAAAACGTTGGTTGAAGCCCCCCAAGTCACTAAAACGCCCGCCTGTGTTGTTCCGTCAGCAGCCACAACGCTTGTTGGCCCAAGGGTTAAACTTTCTGGTGGCGATACCGCAAACGCATCTGGCAGGGTAGATTGAGCGCTTACCGGCTGCTGTTTGTCGTTTACCCAAGGGTAAACTGCTGCGATATGCTCACTTAAAGAAGCCGTAACTGTCCCGTTGTAATTTAGTGATAAACGAGTTACGCGAAACTCTTTTTCATCCCACCCTGGGGTTGGGTGCGTAACCGTGACAATATCGCCAACAACGCAAACAAGCGCTTCAGATGTTGATTCAAGCTCTACAGTCATGCCTGCAAGCCTTGATGCTAGGCACGCGGTTTTAGCAATGTTGCGAGCTTGATAGTAATTTGTAACTGTTGTAAGGTTCAGCTCTGTAGACAACTCTATATTGTTGTCAGCGGATAGATAAGCAGTGTATTCTGTTGAGTCAACTTCTGGCCAAATTACTGCGTCAGATTGCCAGTTTGCATCAGGGTTAACAAACTTTGCAGTTACTCGATTGTATTTTGATGACTTGCTAGAGCCACTCAAGGCAATTCCGCCGATTATGTTGTCTATCGTAAAGTCAAAAGTGCTGTCCTTGTCTTTTTCAATAAACAAGCGATACTGGCCGTTTTGGTAAGGCATGATGCCTTGCATACCAGACAGTAAAACCTTTACGTTATCGAATATGTTTTTGTTTGTAAGTATTACCGCATTGCAAGAAAACGCTTTTACATCGTCACCACCATCGTATGATTCAACGTTAACGTCGCAATCAGTTGCAGCAGCACCAAAAGATACATCATCAATAACGGTTTCTAGCAAACCTTTCCCGTACCTCGTGTTCGTAAGGTAATCTCGCAGGCACAAAGCAGGGTTGCTTGAATAGCTAGTAGACGTTGTGCGTGGGTCATAAACCTTGCGGCCTTGCACGTTGGCAGTTATTGTTGGTATGCCACTAAACACGTCTGCGTTGTAAGTTAAACGCACTCCAAGGTAAGCAATCCCACTTAGCTTGTCAGTGCTTTCCCAACTTGGCGTGGCAAGTAAAACGCTGCTGGCTGTTTGTGAATCTGCACCTGTTTTTTTGTCAATTAAGACGTGTCCAAAGTGTTTGCTCCCACTTGTTAACAGCTCGTCATTTATGTAGACGTCGCCAACCGCCTGCACTTCGCCTTCTGCTAAAACTAAACAGATGTACAAATAGTTGTTGCTAGAACCGCTTGTCTCAACAAATACAATAGTACCGCCTACCCTGCGCTCACCGTAAATAACCGGTATTTGTTCAATGTTTGACTGTTTATTTACCAGTGCACCTCGGGCCTCTTGCTCTAAGTTTGGCTGTTCTAGTTGCGGTATAAGCCAAGAAATAACGTCGCCAATGACGTTAGATACAATGTTAATCGCTTTCTTAACAAGTCTTCCGATTGACCTAACGACACGGCTCATTAGGTCACCTCTTTAGTCATAACAGTAGCCATAGTCTTGTATCCAAACTTGCGGGTAAATGTTTCAGGGTTTCGTTTTGTTGCAAACAATATAGTGTTGCAACCGTTTAGCTTTGCTAGGCGCATAAATTCAGCGTCCCACCATATCCCATCACCGTAGCACTGAA